TAGAAGTGCGATATTCCTCTCTGATATAAGGTATATGCTGTTGGCATGTATTCATATCAGTGATGCCGTATAGTTGCTTCGCATCCAATGTCATGGTAAATCCACTGAAAGTCAATAGTATCAGTATCTGTGTCATTTGAATTTTACTCTTGACATAATCTCTGTTAAACAAGCGAGAGTGTTGATTTCTTGGTCGGCAACAAACGCTGCTTTATACTGATACTCACCCAAAATAACGACAGCATGGGGAATACTACCGCCATCCATATAAGTGTAGAGATGATTATAAATGTGACGGAATAAGCGAGTAGGATCATTGTCAAGATTATCCACAACCCATTTTCTAACATTTGTAAATTCCTTTCCTTTCATGTGCTTCATTAGTGCCTTTATATTTACCTCGGAAATATCTAGCAGTATTCCAGCGTCAATGCGACCAGAAGCAGAGTATCTCTGAAGTTCATTGAGCACCTTTCTCCAATCGGGAAAGAACTTGTTAATGACCTCTGCGACTGCTTTGGGTTCATACTTGATATTTTCTTTGGATAGTATATCCATCACTCTCTGAAAGAACTGCTCTGCGAGTTGCTTCTTCTCTGACTTTGGAACAGAAAAGTCTATTGTAGAGCATCGTGATTGTAGTGGCTCTATCAGTCTATTCTTGTAATTACAGGTCAGAATGAATCCACAGTTCTTGTGAAACTCTTCCATGAAGCCCCGTAACGCCGGTTGCGTAGATTGCGGATTAAGGTAGTCTGATTCGTCTAGTATCAGATATTTTCTTCCGCCGTGCAGTGATACGGTTGACGCAAAGTTCTTGATCTTGGTGCGAAGCACATCGATACCAGATTCCTCTGAACCATTAATCATCATATAGGTCAGACCAAGCTCTTCAATCAGTGCTTTTGCCGCTGTAGTTTTACCTACGCCTGGACCACCTGATAGTATAAGATTTGGTATATCACCCTGTGCAATGAACTCTCTTAAATTATCTTTGAGTGTCTTCGGTAGCACACATTCGTCAATATTAGTAGGGCGATACTTCTCCACCCACAAAAAATCATCCATTCATATCTCTCCATAGTATAATACCAGTATAAAGGAAAAAGGGGAGTTTTGTCAACCCCCCTTTTGTCAGGACTAAGATGCATTTTCTTCACTTCAGTCCTGATGCAAATCTTTTCCACCTAATTTTAGGTTGTCTTCTTTCTCTTGTATTACACCATTCTCAATTGATGTATCCATTGTCATGTGATATGGCGTAACGTGGCCACCGTGATACTTGTCACCGTCATGTAACTTATCCATTTTGATTTCTTTACCTTCTGGTGTTGTCCAATCGTTATTCACTGCAAGGATCATTTTATCATCAGCGTTGAATGTTCTCTTACCTTTCTTTGTTGTAAGAGCATCCACATCGAAACGCTTCATAATCTCACGATGGCGTATCTTGTTGTTTGTCAACTGGCGTCCACCGACAATCTTTGCAAATGACTTAGGGTCAATCCATCCATCTGCTTCATACATTTCCTTTGACTGTAGTAGTTCTGCAACTACCTTCATGTACTCTTTAAGGAACTGTTCGTTATTTTTAATGGCGAGTTTCTTGTTCTTCAGATCGATGTAGATTACGAAAAGGTCAAACACAGAGTTACGATTGCTGATGGCATATGCATTTTTTGTCATTACCTCTTTCATAAAAGACTTGAACAACTTCTTGAAACCAGGCATTGACTGTTCACCGTCTGACCCATCACGATAGAAGTTTTTCAGAAATGCAGTAGAAATACCTTTGTTTATGCCGTAGGCGTAGATGAATGCCATATCAGCGATGAAGGCATCAATACCACGGCGATTGATGGCAACCTGTGAGAACCACTTACCCTGTTCTACAAAATAGTCACCATATTCATCTGCAAGTTCACGAATGATGTTGGCAGTAATAGTGATATACGAGTTGAGGATTTCTGCGTCCTTTAGTGGTTTACCATCGTTCACTGCACGAAACAGTTCTGATAAGTCTGCACGAGAGGCGTTAGTATATACCGAAATAGTAATCATTGCGGCATCATATGCATCACGAACAATCTCTGGACAAGTTTCGTATGTGTCATTGTCAGAGTCAACAATGCACTCAGCGTCATCAATATCATACTTACCGTGTGGCAAAGTCACCTCACCGTTACGAAAAGCAACATGAACATTGTTACGATTGTTTGAATCAATGTTGAGGTATTTGACACCCTTTTTCAACCAACCAGAATAGTATGCAATATCGTCTTTGTTACCACACTCGATGGCACTCTCAAGGCACTTCTCGACATCAGCAAAAATATACTTGGAAGGAGCTTTCCCTAAGAGGAAGTTGCGAATGTATCCAGACTTCTGTAATTCATCCCAGCGAGAATACTTGTTGGCCTGAAAAGCAAGGTCTGCTTCTTGATATTGTCCAATCTCTGTATCATATGTCAGAGTAGAAAACACCCAATCACGATATGTCAAATTACGATAGTAAGGCAACGCCATTTCAAGTAACCTCAGTGAGTTTCAATTCATCTTACTTATATAAGATACCATGTGGTATAATATTTGTCAAGCAAAAAATAGCATATTTTTTACTTTTTTTGGAGCGGATGGAAGGTACTGCCCCCTCTTCTACAATTTGGTAAACTGTCGTAATACTTTTATACCACATCCGCATCATAACTAATAATAACAAACTATCTGTGAAATGTCAATCCCCTTATCTAATAATTGTAATTGATTCTCCATTTATATTAAATGTCTCTAGTTCAGTTCGTAACCTACCATCTGACTTGAGAGATTCATATCTCTTAGATGCTTTGTTTCTCCACCAATCTGTGACACCTTGCATCGAATACCTCGCCCAATTGTCTTTCTTGCGTAATTCATCTGTTTCAAAGTTAAGATACTCCTTGACATTATCAAAACCGTAATCTGATATGTAGGTTCTCTTTTTTTCTGTGAGATTTTTTGCACCAGTGCAGGCTTGTATAAACTTAACCTGTTCTGGTGTACCCTTCAGAGAGTGTCGAATGATGGTCATCATCTTATTTTGAGATTTCAATTTCCTACTGGCTGTCGGTGTTCCTCTCTCTGTCTTGGCAGGAACTAATTCAACACCATCATTTCTATCTGTAAACCAATCGAATAATTTACGATAGTTTTCATCATTGATTAACGGCGCAAAGTCTGATTCGGTGTTACCCTTATAACGCAAGAATGGCTTCATCCCGTCATATTGTGAACTAGACTTTGTAGAACCATAGAGGCTGGTGGTTTCAAACATACAGAATGGTCCACCATACTTCTTATCTAGTGCATCCTTAGCGTGATGTGAGCAACAGATGGCAGCCAACAGTTTACCACCAAGATAATTAAATCCAAATGGTTGGGTTGGGACCACGATGAATCCCATAATACAAGAGTCATTGAACCGCTTCATAACCTTATCATCTGATGTGTTTAGTGGTTTACCAAGAAACACATTGCGAGGTCTAGAGTTGATTGTTGGAGAACCAAGTTTGATAAATCCAGCAATCTTACCTGTGTTCTTCTCATAAACAACCCATCGAATAGACTTTCCCACTGATGACGCTTCAACGGCATGAGAAGTAGTGATTTCCAGATAGTTTACAAATATTTCTGGTGTTACCTCACGGCACTCAAACTCCATATCATTTGGGTGCATGGTAAAGTCACTGAACATGTCATCTTGTGGACCCATACCTGGCAGTGAGGTAGGATAGTTGGACATTCTCTCAAGTTTGACTTTGCGAAGATAATCATCGATTCTACCAAAGTTCTGAAAATAGTCAATGAATATGTTGGCAGCGTATAGTGCGTCTTCTCTGTTCAATATCATCCAAAGAAATCCTCTAGTGTACCTTGTGCGCCATAACTCGAATCTATCAACCAATCCATCTTCTCTGTGATAACCTTGAGCGGTTCCACAAAACTTTTCTCATATTGCATATCATAGTCTATCTTACCAGCAATGTCAAGTTCCTTTGGCACCTCTGTTATAAAAGAAAATGCAGAAGACTGATATATGTTTGGTTCTTTTAGATGTATGAACCGAATTTTATCACCTTCTTGAATAAAAGGATACTTATTGTTAAGTTTATTTTTCTCTAATAAATGATTGTACAGGATTGCTCCCTTAACATGGATGGGGGCTCCAGATGCAAATAATCCATAAGACATAGATGTCCCATCTAAAGTTCCTATTTGTGTTATTTGTGTACCTTTACTCTTCTTGTTCTCACGATCTATTAATTTCTTCTCTGTCCTCTTGCGACTTTTTTCATTATCAGAGAATTTCATAATACCATTACAGCTTCTAGGATATGCAATGTCCTCTGGTGGTAGCTTCATGAACTCTTCTCGAAACTCCTGTATGAACTTGTTCAGTGTCTTTTCATCACCACTCATCATTATCTTGAGGGCTTGTTTAATCTTCTCTCGACATGGTGCAGGGGTGCTTGACTTGACTGCTTCGATACCCATAATCTTTAGTTGTGGTTCTTTGAACCGCACACCTTCCATATCATGCACATTGAGGATATACCGTTTCTTGGCAGTCCAGATACCCGTATCTGCGATTGCTTCTCTAGCCATGAACATCTTCTGGTCATATGCATTCATACTCTCAGCAAGAGCTTGATAACTTTTGCTAATAAAAGGTTCCAACTTCTCTTCTGCAAGACGGTCCAAGAAATTGACGATTTCCTCATCTGTTCCTCCCGATTTAAACACTTTCCTAACCAGAAGGTCAAGCGCAACATATATCGAGTCTGTATCACTTGCAATAACATAGTCAACCTTGTCAGTTTTAAGAATTTTGTTAAGATGTATATTGATAGCCTTTTCAATCCATCGTATAGATAACTGACCGCTGCTTGTAATTGCTGTAGCAACCATAAGATCGAAATAGCGAAACCAATTATTACCAATTGCACCGTAAGCGGAATTAAGAGAAATCTTCTTTGCCATTTGGATGTTTTCGTAGCGAGATATACGCTTGAGTAGAGCGGGGTTACGAGTGTTTTCATAATCTTGTTTAGCTTCGAGCATAAGTTTTTTATACTTGACACGATCATTGTATACTTTCTCCATTATCTCCGGCAGAAATCCTTTAACATCCTTACGGAAAAATGCACCATTGGGGGTCATACAATAGTCTTTATGACTTTTAACTTTACCATCAAGGATTTTATCTACCATACCCTCTTTCATCTCACAGCCGGGCACTAGAGTTTCTGGTGAGATATTATACTGCATGATAAGGTGTGGATATAGCGAGTTCAAGTCAAATGACATGACCCACTTGTGCATACCCACTTGAGGGTCTTTCACATATGCACCTTCAAACTTTTCACTCTTCTTATGTTCTTTCTTTTGGGGTATCACCTTCTTCTTCTTGCGAAGGTGGTTGTATATCACATTGTCCCAGTAACGCACTTGTCCCAGAACATCCATATAGTTTACCTTGCCGTCATAGGCCATAGTTAGACACAACTCAATGAGTCGCATCTTGTCCTCTAGTTTGTCAACCAACTCCACATCGGTAATATTGTATTCAATGAATGATTGATAGTCTTTCTGATACCACTCTTTGAATGTCTCAAAGGGATTACCATCCTTCCGCTCACCCAGTTCCACAAATGCAATGTGGTCCAGCGTGTATCGCTCTTGGTTCGTGTATGTAAACTTGCGGTATAGGTCATAGAAGTCTAGTGCCGATACACCCTGTATAGTGTAGACCTGATGCTTGCGTCCCATCTGATAGACTTCTCTGGCAAACACATTATTCCAAGGTGATAGCTTGTGCATGAACTCTTCACCAAATAGGTTGTTGATGCGGTTGCAGATGTAGGGGATATCAAAAAACTCTGTGTTCCAGCCGGTGATAATGTCTGGGTATATCATACGCCACTCATCAAGAAACTTAATGAGCAAGTCATCCTCATCTCTGCACAGGCGATAGTCCACATCGTCACGATTGTTCTGAAACTCATGAAGGCCCCAGACAACAATCTTTTTGTTCTGGTGGTTCTTCATTGTGATTGATAGTAGTGGTTCAGCGGCATCCTGTGGATTAGGAAAGCCGTTCTCGCACTCCACCTCAATATCAATGGTAACAATAAGGATTTGGTCCTTGTCCCACGGCACATCATTCGGATACTCATCACTGATATAACAATATGGGTATTGAGTGTTACCAAATACAATGTCTTGATTTTCTCTCTGTTCAACCCAAGCCTTTGCTTCCTTTATGGAGTGAAAGTGTTTAGGAAGAACATGCTGACCATCAAGCGTCTTGTATCCTGTATCCTCTGTGACTTTGTTGAATAGTGTAGGTTGGTAGTTGACCCGCTTGGATACTCTCTGACCATCCTCGACACCTCTGACTAGAAGAGAGTTGCCACGCTGAATAACATTTGTATAGAAGTTCATTATAAGACTGTATCACCTTCGTAGTTTTTTGTCAAGACCAATTGTCACGATTTTTGAAATGTTCAAGTATTTCTCTTGTAAGACCTTTTTTTATTTTTTCAATACCACCAAATCCCGGCATAGCATTTACTTCTAATATATAAGGTTGCTCTTTCTCTCTGTTTTTTGCTGGTATAAAATCAACACCCACTAATCTACCAAAAACACTTTTTGCTGCGGTAATTGAATCTTTTTCTTCTATTTCAGTCAATTCAAAAGCAGCAGATTCTGCACCTAGAGAAACATTACTTCTAAAATCACCATCTGAAATAACTTCTCTTTTCATTGAACCCAAAACTTTTCCATCAAGGACTACAACCCTAACATCATAATCAGTTTTTATAAATTCTTGAATAAGAATGGGCATATGTTTTTCATATAATTTTAACATTTGCACAGATGCATGTAATGAACGCATACTCTCTATTATAACAACACCAACACCAGTTTGAGAACCAGTTGATGTTTTTAATATGATTGGAAATTTTGTATTTAATTCCTTAAACGCTCTTTCAGTATCTTCGGAATATGTTACTGGAATTGTATTTGGAGTTCTAAGCCCTGCTTTTCTACAATAAATATCAGTTAAATATTTACTACTACAAATAGTCCAATTAGA